TTGTCCAGTCGCAGCGGTCGCTGGTAATAACCGGGCCATTAAACAAAACCCGGTACTCCACGCGCGTGTTCACTGACTGAAAACAGGTAACGGCTGCTCCGCCAGCGAGAGTGATCGCACAGCAGATTTTAGTTATGCGACGTGCGCCTTCAAATATATTCATCGGTCACATGCTTGTCATAACGAACTGGCGGCCCTTGTTGGTCTCGCACTTACCGATGACAGTACGACCGTCTTTAGCGTAGCTGCACTGTAGATACTCGCCGCTAGCCGCGACCAACAAGGCCTGGCCAGTCGCACCGGGCACCACGATGGTCGAGGTAGACATGGATGGACGCAGGCCGAACGTCTGGGTCTGGCCGATCGCAACTGTGTCACTCCCGACTGCCGTGCCGGTATATGCGACCCCGTCAATATTCACCGAAAGCTTTTTACCCATTTGATCGACCGCCATCACATACCGCTGGCTATCTTGTGAAATAAGCGTCACCTGGGAAATGCAACCGGACAGCAAAACTGCAGTAAAAAGAGTCGCGATCTTTTTCATAATTATTTTCGAGTGTGTCTAAAAAGGTAATTCCGGTTCAGCAAATCTGACTTCGTCCCACTCAATATCCCCGAGTGCAAGCATCTCCAGTAAATAAGGCACCGAATCGAACTCGGCGACTGATCTGGCGTTATTCCACGCGGTGTTATCGCGTGCAACCAACATGACTGGCAGCTGGAACTTCTCCTGCAGATCTATGACCATGGGGCCGGCAACGTCCCAGGCCAGCTGGCGAGGTTCCACCAGTACTATCGCCATGCGCACACCACGCAGGCGCTGAATCGAGTGCAGCATTAAAACCTTTCTGTTTCCTTCCTTACTACCCGGCCAATAATCTGCGATGTATCGCTTTGAAAAGACTGGCGGTAATACCGCCGTTGATCGACGTTATCCGATACCAACCACCAGCGGCCGGCATCGCGTGCCAAACGCTTAATCGCGGGCTCGCCTTCGTAATTCACTGCATAAACAGCACCGGCGACAGGCTGAATATCTGCGGTATTAATGACGACCAAGTCGCCTTCGTAAAACGTCGGCTCCATGCTCTCACCGCGCACGGTAATGGCAATCAGCTTGTCGCGGGAATATCCGTTGCGTTCGATCCAATCGGTCGGCACGGTGGTCGACCCGCCGTCATAGGGTTCCGGCTCGACTTCGAAGCCGCTGAGGCCTGCCGTAAGGCGAAGGCGCACCTTTGGAATGATCGTGAGCCTGGGGTCGTCGCGGTCGGTACCTTCCACGCGCATGAAGCTGCCCGGCTTGAGAGTGCGCAGCATCTCTTCCATCACCTTGGCATCAGCTTCACCTTCGACCAGGATGCCGAATTTCAGGTGCGCCGGCGTCACGCCGAGGAATTCGGCCGCCATATCGAGGTTCTTGCCGCGCGGTTCGGTTATCCCTGCCATCCATTTCTGGACTGCCTGGGGCGTCACACCGATGTACCGAGCCATCTCGGACTGATTGCCGCCGTTCTTGGCCTGTAACAGGTCACTTAGTCGATTTGCCATATTTTCCACACATCCATATTACAAGCCTTAGTTGTAGATTTCACTGCAAAAATAAGTTGTAATAGAGCGCTCAATGATGTAACCTTGGGTTGTAACCTACAACTACAGACCAACCTATGGAAACCGGAATCGCAAAAGCCATTCGCATCGCAGGCAGTCAGACCGCGCTGGGCAACCTTCTCGGTTTGACGCCCCAGGCCATTCAGAAATGGGCCGCTCATGGCGCTGTCCCTGGCGAACGTTGCCGCGAACTCGAAGCCAAGCTGAACGGACAAGTCACCCGATACGAGCTTAACCCGGCCGTCTTCGGTGAATCTCCTGAGTCTGTCAAACCGGAATCCCAGCCGCAGTAATCGCTGCGGCTTTTTTGCGCCTGAAAAGTTGCACATAGGCACTTTCCCAGCATCACCCACAACTTCCTGAACCACCGCATCACTAGGAGAACACCATGAGCACCAAGCCGAACCTGAAGCGCGAGAAAACGTTGAAGGTCCCGTTGAATGACGTCGAGCAGGACCAGCTGCGCAAGTTCTGCGGCAGCCGTGTCGCCCCTTTCGTCCGCGATCTCGTCTTCGCCCACATTCGGGCCAAAGCAAATCATACCGGCGAGAAACGACGCATCGAACGGCCACGGTATGGCCATCAGCATGGCCACCCCCAGCGCTTCCCCGGCCGTGCAGTCATCGCAGGAGGCTTCAGGCGCCTGCATCTTTAAGGGAGATTTCAAGCCGCTCGTCTTTGCACTGGCGGGCATCGATTAACGGAAGGAGCCCGATGGCAGACCAGGAGAACAGGACACCGACACCAGAAGAGATAGTGGTCCGTCAGGCCAAAGCCTGGCGGGCTCGTGACAAGGCGGCGATCGCCAACCGCTGTGACGACACGAAGCGCGCCGAGCACTTCGCACGAAAGCAGCTGCGTGAGGCGGTCGACATGCTCGAGAAAAAGAGCGGCGCCGGCCAGTAAAGAAAAAGCCCGCGTGCGAGGCGGGCTTTATTTTGAAACCAGTTTTGAAAGCGTAAAACATGAGCATTGTACATCAGGGTAACGCCCCTGCCGCAGTGGTATTTGCGGCCCCTCAGCGCCGCGAATGCGGTACCGCAAACCCTTCCAACGTCGACATCGAGCGCATGCTGCGCGCCGATCGTATCCGCTTCAACCACTTCAGCAATGTCGCTTCGGACCTGGCCGCGAGCTGGGCCGGAATGAAATCCGTTTCGCGCGCGAGCGCACCAACCGCAGCACCAAACTGAAAGGGCAACACTACATGGACGACAAAGCAATCGAGCAGCAGATCCAGGCCAAGGGTAAGACCGCGCCGCGCGTGACGCCGGCTGACATCGAGGTGAACATCGCCGACGAGGCGTACTTCACGGCCGCCGACGGCGTGCGCGGCTCTACTCCTGGCGGTCTGCGCACCTATGTTCCTCGCGAATCGCACAAGCTGCTGACCTTTTGTGTGCTCACCCTGCGCAACGGCTTCACGGTGACCGGCGAGAGCGCGTGCGCTAGCCCGGAGAACTTCGACGCCGAAATCGGCCGCAACATCGCGCGCCAGAACGCCGTGCAAAAAATCTGGCCGCTGATGGGCTACGCGCTCAAGCAGCAGCTGCACCTGGCCGCCTACGAGCCGCCGGCCCCAGGCGCCGCGCACGCCGGCTACAGCACGACGCAGCCTCACCAGCAGCGCGTGGTCGACGAGAAGGCCGAACTGGACGAGCGCTTGGCGAAGCTGGTCGCGTTCACGAAGACGCCGATCTTCGGGGGTCTCGACAGCGCCGAGCGCGACCGCCTCGGCCAGCAGGCCGCGACGATGGCGATGTACAGCGACATCCTGGGCGACCGCATCGCAGCGTTCGCACCGGCCATCGCAGCCTAACGGCTACGACCCGCCCGGCAAGCCCGGGCGGCAGCAATACGGAGAACACGATGAATAACAATGCCAATATCCCCCTCATCCAGCCCGTGCCTGTCGAGCGCGATGCCCAGGGCTGGTGGTCACACCCGGGCATCCCCGACTTCGACGAGGACGTGAACGCCTACCGTGCCTGGATCGACGCACAGGGTCTGGACATCAAATACATGATGCTGGAAGACGAGCGCGAAGACCATCCTGTCTGGCTCTCCTATTTCGAAGAGGCATCGCCCAGCGTGTCCGACTGGACGGTCGCGCCACCGAAGGGTGACGGATGGTTTGTGCTGTCAATCCATGACACCGAAGGCGGTCCGGTATGGGTCTGGGCGCGCCGCTGGATCGTTGCCCCCGCATGACGATCTCGACCGAAATTCCACTGGCGCCGCTCACACCGCCCGACTGCGACCTACGCGACTTCGCCTTCATGCCGCTCGACGTTGTTCGGCTGCGTGACAGCGACCTGGCCGTAACGGCCGAGGCGGACGAGTTCCGCTGTGCCGTGCTGCTGTGGTGCGCTTCCTGGCACCAGGTGCCGGCGGCAAGCCTGCCGGATGATAACAAGATCCTCGCCCAGTATGCCGGCTATGGCCGCGTCGTGAAGGAATGGCAGAAGGTGCGTGAGGGCGCGCTGCGCGGCTGGGTGAAGTGCGCGGACGGTCGTTTCTACCACGCTGTCGTCGCCGAGAAGGCTAACGAGGCATGGCTGGCAAAGCTGCGACAGCGCCTGAAAACCGAGTGCGCGCGCATCAAAAAACACAACGAGCGTCACGGGACAAAGCTGCTTTTCCCCGAATTCGATGCATGGATGGAGGCTGGGTGTCCCGTGGGACATCCGTTACCTGTCCCTAGCGACAATCCACCCGAGGAACCGGGACAAGGTAGCGGTGTCCCCGGTGAAAAGCACTCCAAGGGACAGGGAGAGGGACAGGGACAGGGAAGGTTAACTACTTCTACCCCTGACGGGGTAGTTGTCGCCAGCAAGGCTGGCAACCCACTTGGCGGTCGCCCTCAAGCGGCTGCAAAGCCCGAGTGTCCACACCAGCAGATCATTGCGCTCTACCACGAGGTGCTGCCCGAATGCCCGGCGGTTGTCGACTGGACTCCAGCGCGTGCCCAGCAGCTGCGTACACGCTGGAACGAAGACCCGCGTCGACAAAACCTCGACTGGTGGCGCCGGTACTTCGAATACGTGAAACGGTGTGGCTTCCTCGTCGGCCGCGGCACCGGCGACCGCCCGTTCCTGGCTGACCTGGAGTGGCTGACGAAGGCCTCAAATTTCACGAAAGTCCGAGAAGGAAAATATGAGTAACAACGCGATCAAAATGCCGCCGCACAGCATCGAAGCCGAGCACGCCGTCCTGGGCGCCCTGCTGCGCGACAATGACGCGGTCGACCGCCTGGGCGATCTGCGTGCCGAGCACTTCTTCCTTTCCGACCACGCTGTGGTCTTCGACGAGTTTATGCGCCAGGTGACTGCCGGCCGCTCGTGCGACGTGGTCTCGCTGATGGTCGCCCTGAACGGCAAGCTCGCCGACCCTGGCCCGTACCTGAACTCGATGGCGCAGTCGACGCCGTCTTCGGCGAACATTGCCCGCTATGCCGCCATCGTGCGCGACAAGGCGGTGAAGCGTGCCCTGATCAGCTTCGGCCGCGATATCGCGGAAACCGCTGCCAGCTCGCCCGAGGAATCGACGGCGATGCTCGACCAGGCCTCGTCCCGCTTGGAGCAGTTGGCCCAGGCGCGCATGCGTGCCGAACCGGTGCGCGCCAGTACCGACTTGGCCAAGCACATCGCCGAACTCGAGGAGCGCATGGCTGGTGGCGTCAAGGCGATTTCCACCGGCTACCCGGACGTCGACGCAAAGCTCAACGGCGGCCTGCGCCGCGGCGAATTGGTCGTGCTGGCCGCGCGTCCGAAGATGGGCAAGACCGGCTTCGCCCTGAACATCGCCTGCAACGCCGCGGAGGACTACTCGGTGCTGGTCCTGTCGATGGAAATGCCGCGCATGCAGCTGCACGACCGCAACATCGCCAGCCTCGGCCGGATCCCGCTGCCGCACCTGCTGCAGCCGTCGACGATGACGGACCAGGACTGGAACAACCTGACCCACGCCGCGCTGAAGATCGAGCGCATGAACCTCTTCCTCGACGACCAGGGCGGCCTGCGCCTGCTCGACGTGCGCATGAAGGCGAAGGGCACGAAGCGGCGCCACGGCCTGGACCTGTTGGTGATCGACTACCTGCAGCTGATGGAGGGGGACGGCGACAACCGCAACGCCCAGATCGAGGGCATCACGCGCGGGCTGAAGGCCCTTGCCAAAGAGCTCGACATCGGGATCATCCTGTTGTCCCAGCTGAACCGCAAGCTGGAGGAGCGGCCGAACAAGCGCCCGATGCCTTCCGACCTGCGCGACTCCGGCGCGATCGAGCAGGATGCCGACGCGGTGATCTTCCTGTACCGCGACGAGGTCTACAACCCGGACAGTCCGGACGTAGGGGTGTGCGAGGTGGATGTCGCGCTTTGCCGCCAGGGCGCGCCGGGCCGGGTTGCCCTGACCTACATCGGCGAGCAGACGCGGTTCGAATCCCTGCAGCGAGGCTGGCAGCCGGCCAAGCCAGCGGCACCGAAGCGCCGCGGCCTGGCGGAGCACTTGCCATGACGTACAGCCTGTTCCGCGTCGGCGCCGGGAAAGTCTGGCACTACCGCTTCCAGGTGGCCGGTGTCAGAATCCAGCGCAGCACCCGCCTGAAGGCGAAAGGCCGCGCCGAGAAGGTGGCGGAAAAGGCCTATGCCGACGCGGTCGTGCGCGCCAACGGCGGCCAGTCGGTGCCGGCCCTGCGCGAGCTGATCGCTTCATGGTTGGAGGTGCACCGCCTGATCCGCAGCGCCGCGCACATCAGCAGTGTCGAGACCTTCGCCAGGCTGCACCTGTACGGCCTGGACGACAAGCCGATCGCGGCGATCACCACCGCCGACATCGAGCTGGCCCGCAACAAGCACCTTGAGACGCACAAGCCGGCGAGCGCGAACCACTGGCTGCGACTGATGAAGCTGATCACGATGTGGGCGGTCAATCGCAAGATCATCCCGGCGATGCCCTGGAAGGTGCAGATGCTGAAGGTGCAGAAGCGCCCGCGCGCGACCCTACCGGTCGACGCAGCCTTCGCTTGGTTCGAAGCTATCGACAAGGTCACCAGGTCGGCGCCCGGCGTGGCCATCGCGGTCCGACTGATGTTCGGCCTGGGCCTGCGAGAGTCCGAATCCGCGAGCGCTCGCTGGGAGTGGATGGACTGGGAGCGCGCGACCTACACCCCGGGTATCACCAAGGGCCGCGAGGCCGAGCCAGTACCGGTGCCAGACTGGCTGGCCGAGTACTTGGCGCCGCTGCGCCGGGACCAAGGCCTGATCGCCACGCGCGCGAACGGTGCTCAGCTGCCGGCTGGCTTCTCGCGAAGCCGGATCAAAGCGGCGAACAGCGCGTGCTCGATCACCGGCGTCACGCCCCACCGACTGCGCGGCACCTTCGCCACCCTACTCTCTGAGAACCGTGTTCCCGTCCAGACCATTCAGAAGGTGCTGCGCCATAAGCATCCGATGACCACGATGGCCTACCTGGAGGCGAACCTCGACATTGCAGCCCAGGCGCAAAACAGGATCGGGGATCGAATCGGGTTCGGGCGGCGAAAAAGTGGCGAGCCAAGCGGGTGATTTCCTAGAGACAACGAAATTATCTACAGTCATCCGGTTCTTGAGGAGGTTCTTCGGGGATTGAAGGCGTTTTGAAGCGGTACCCCGGCAGTTCAGGGGATGGTGGTTCGGCATGAATAACGCACGTGATAAAGCCGAATAAAGCCGAAGCGAAAAGCCGCGCAAATGCGCGCCGCACAGAGTGAAACCTGCCGGGCGCGCCAAACACAGGGAACAGGGTTTTGCCGAGCAAGCGGCCCGACGACGAGAGACGAGGACGAGCATGACCAACGCAATTTGTGGAGCACCGACGTGAAACAGAAACCGAACACGGAAGACCTGGCTATCGACAGGCGGCTGGAGAACTGGGGACATTGCCAGCGCGGCAAGGGCGGCGGCTCGATGTTGACCAGGGAAACGCGCCGCGTGTCGCCGTACGGTGGCCAAGGCTACAAGTGCATGACCGATGTGGTCTGCACCCTGATGCGGGAGGCAGCGAGCGGGCCGAAAGGCGGGCCGGTCACGCAATCGAAGCTCGACTTCGACGACGCGGCAACGATCAACGCTGCATGGCTGATCCTGCCCACCAGGCAGAAGTTGCTGCTGCGCGACTTCTACGCCCTGGGCCGACCCGTGAACGTGATCTGCCGCGAGATGAGCATCAAGCACTGGCCAGCGTCGCACTGGCAACGCGAGCTCAGCGCCGCACAGGCCGCGATACAATCGCTGGTCGAGAAGAATACGGAGCGGCACGAGTGAGCACGGACGAGAGCAAATTCCAACGCGGCGAGTGGTTCGAAGGCCAGTTTTACCCGGATGAGGGTGACCCGGAAGAGCGGCCGGCGCCGCCGCGTGGACCCGGCATTCCAGAAGCCGACCTCCAGCTGCTCGAGCTGGCCGCGCGCGCCCTTGGTGCTGTCCGGGTCGAAATCGTCGAGGGCGAGCAGTGGGTGAACCTGCACTTCGAGGATGGGTCGACTATGTTCGGCTGGAACCCGCTGCGGCACAGTGACGATACGTTCACCATGTTGGTCCGGCTGGAGATGCTGTATGAGCACGCTGGCTTCACCTACAAGCTGGCCGAGGAACAAGGACGCGAAGGTGCTGATCCGGTCGTTGCCGCCCGCCGTGCGGCCGTGCGTGCTGCTGCCGAGATTGGACGGAATCAGACGTAGACAAAAGTTCCTGAACGAAATTTCTTGACGGCAGTTAATTCCACCAGTAAATTTCGCACCTACAACTTATTTCCGTCAAGAACACGACGCGGCCGGTTCCCGATTGGGAGCCCGCGGCGTCTGTAAATAGAAAACGAAGCCCCGCTGTCAGCGATGACGCGGGGCTTTTTGCTTTGCGACGGAACGTTTGACCAGCCGGGAACAGCAGCGGCACCAGACCACACCAGGAGAACCACATGCTCAGATCGCTCCGCCGCCTTGGCACTGCCGTGCTGGCCGCCGTGATGGCACTCGCCTCTTGCGGCGCGCCCGCGCTGGCCACCCAGTCCAAGGTGATGCACGTGCCGGCCAACGCAAGCAAGCCCGGCAGCCGCGGCCTATTCAACGACCTGGTGCCGCCAACTTCCGCAAACGCCTACGGCCGCAGGGGCGCCGGCATCTCCGTCGCCCAGGGCAAGCGCGATGCACGCAAGGCCCGGAGCGTGGCCCGAAACCGCCGGCACCACCGGTAACGCACAGTGTCTCCGCTCTTGGCCACAAGCCAAGGGCTTCGCCCGCCAGGTGCAAGCCTGTGCGGGTTTTTTTATTCGTAACGTCACGTGAAAGGGGGTAACGATGGGCCGCAAGTCTTCTCTCACCCCCGAGCAGTGGGCGGAAATCGAGCGCAGGCACCTGGTCGACAACGTGTCGATCAATGCCCTCGCAGCCGAGTTCGGCATCAACGAGTCGTCGATCCGGCGCAAGATCAAGCCCGGTAAGGCGGCATCGCCCAGCGGGAAAAGCCCGCTGCACGTGCTGGCCGAGGAGAAGGTGCGCGTCGACAGTGAGAGCAAGCGCATCACGGCCCAGATCGCCGGCCTGCCGCAGGCCCAGCAGCTGATCGTGTCCGACCTGGCGCGCAAGCTGAGCAACATCAGCGAGCACATCGGCTCGGCGGCCGAGATCAGCGCCGCCTCTGCGCACCGCCTGTCGATGCTGGCCAACCAAGCACTGGAAAAGGTGGACGAGGTCAACCCGCTCAGCACCGCCACCGAGCTGAAGACGTTCGAGGCCCTGCAGAAGATGGCGAACGGCGCGAGCGAGATCCCGATGAACCTGCTGCGCGCGAACAAGGACACGATCGAGGACTTGGGCAAGCGTAACGCCGAGCAGGCCAGCCCGGTGAACCCGGCGCGCGGCACCGTCTTCAAGATCGTGAGGCCGGCGTGAGCGCTGTGATCGAGCAACCGCTGGAAATCGAACTGTTCGAAGCGTTCGAGTTCCTGCTGTACCCGAAGCGTGTAAAGGTCCCGTTCGGCGGCCGCGGCGGCGCCAAGACCGAGGAAATCGCCGAGATCCTGGTGTGGATGATGTGGCAATACGGCACGAAGCTGCTGTGCGCGCGCGAGTTCCAAAACTCGATCGAGGAATCCAGCAAGGCCGTGATCGAGGCCAAGATTGAAAAGCTCGGCCTGGGTGACTTCTTCGATATCCAGAACGATGGCATCTACGGCCGGAATGGCTCATGTGCCAAGTTTGTCGGCCTGGCTCGCAACGTCACCTCGATTAAATCGAAGTTCGGCTACAACATC